TGGATGCGGGGCATCATCCGCTGCATGAGGATGCATACTGCATGGAGATGGACGACGGGCGCATCGTGTGCATCGCACTCGACGGCTGGGCGTCGCTGCGGCAAAAGTATCCAGAGTGGATCGTATACAGCTTCAGCGACGCGGCGAGGGTATTGTGCGCTGACTTCAGCGCGCGGTTTCTGGACGAGGCATTCAGTGCCTTCCCGAAAGCGCATGTGAAGAGTATAATTCGTAACGGTGAAGAGCATAGCCGTGACATCAATGACGAGATACCATGGTGAAGGAGAGAAGGATGTATAGGACAGAGTTACTTGAGAAGGCGGCAGACATCACGACGCATGATCGCAACAACGACTACGGCGAGGCGAAGGAGAGCTTTGGAAGGATTGCGAGTATGTGGTCAACTTACCTCGGTCAGCCTGTGAGCGAGGCGGACGTCTGTGCGATGATGGTGTTGCTGAAGGTAAGCAGGTCACGCGCGTCGCCGCAGAAGATGGATAACTGGATCGACATGTGCGGGTACGCTGCGCTGGCAGGGGAGATGGTCAGTGGTGGGTGAGGTCGGCAAGGCAAAGATCATGGCGTTGGAAAAGCTCGGAGAGGACGAGATCTTCGAGCGCATCGCAAGCGGCGTGTCGCTGGCATCAATCAAGCGTGAGTTTAACATAGGTCATAAGTTGTGGGCGAAGTGGTTGGACGCGAGCGACGGGCGGCGTGGACGCTATCAGGCTGCGCAACTTGAGGCTGGTCACTTCTACGCTGAGCGTGCGTTGGAGACGGCGCAGCTTGCTGAGCGTGACAACGTCAACGTGGCGCGCTTGCAAGTGGACACTGATAAGTGGATGGCGAGCAAGCTGAACGCGCAGTACGATACGCGACAGCGTGACGTGTCAATCAACATCAGCGTCAACGACTTGCACGCGCAGGCTGCGCAGTTGCTTGGCAATGTGATAGAGGGCGAAGTGTTCGAGGATGACGATTGAGTGCGAAAACACGCATCGGTACGCACTCACACGCGCGGGCGCGCGCGTGCTCGCAGATGCAGCAAAAGTCAACGCAAAATGCACGTTTGAGGCGAGAGTGCAGGCGCAGCAACGGGGTGGATCTGCTAAGTGATTGATTTTAAACGATCTGCATTTAACATAATACGTATTATCGGCCTTTTGCGCGGTATTATGTTAATTTTGGCCGATTTTCGCGCTGCGGCGCAGAAAAAGCGCGTTTTTGACCCCCCCCTTCGCTCAGCGCGGACCGGTGCAAATGCAAAGGACCTCCCCACGCCTCCCCGCCCCCTTTTTCCGTAAACAGGTGTTAACATGACCCAGCCCCAAGAAAACCCGTTTATCAAGTTAATGGCGCGCTACCGCGACGACCCCGTCGCCTTCGCCCGCGAGGTTGCCGGCATCGAGCCGGACGAGTGGCAAGTTGAGCTTCTCGACGCCGTCGCAGCCCCCGCGATACGGCGTGTCAGCGTGCGTTCTGGCCACGGCGTCGGGAAGTCCACGGCGGTCGCTTTGGCGGCTGTATGGCACGTTCTGATGCGCGTGCCGAGCAAGACCGTTGTGACCGCCCCCACGTCGTCCCAGCTTTTCGACGCCTGCTTCGCTGAGATGAAAAATGTTGCCAAGCGGCTGAAGCCGCCCTTTGACAATTTGCTGGAGCTCAAGTCTGATCGGATTGAGTTGAAGAGCCACCCAGAAAGCACGTTTATATCGTGCCGCACGTCGCGCGCGGAGCAACCAGAGGCGCTCGCTGGGGTGCACTCGCCTTCGGTGCTCCTGATCGCCGACGAGGCCAGCGGTATCCCCTCCAGCGTCTTCGAGGCCGCGTCTGGCAGTATGTCTGGCCACTCTGCGACGACGATCCTGACCGGCAACCCCACGCGGAATACGGGTTTCTTTTACGACACGCACAATCGCCTGCGTGACGACTGGTACACGATGCATGTGTCTTGCGTGGACAGCCCGCGTGTGAGCGAGGATTTCGTGGAGGATATGAAGCGTCGGTACGGTGAGGACAGCCCCGCGTATCATGTGCGCGTCTTGGGCAACTTCCCTCCGTCCGAAGAGGACACGGTGATACCTGTTTCGCTTATTGAGCATGCCATGGCCAATGACATCAAGGTGCATGAGGACACGATTGCCATATGGGGCTTGGACGTCGCGCGTCAGGGCGGCGATGCCAGCGTTTTGTGCAAGCGTCAGGGGCCGGTGATACATCCGCTGACTGTGTGGCGCAACTTGGACCTGATGCAGCTTACGGGCGCCGTGAAGGCGGAGTATGATGCCATGCCGCCGAGTAAGCGGCCGGCGGAGATCATCGTGGATAGCAATGGCTTTGGCGCTGGGGTGCTCGACCGCTTGCGCGAGCTTGGCTTGCCGGCGCGTGGTTTGAACGTGTCGGAGCGCGCCATGGCGAAGGACACGTATTTGAACTTGCGCGCGGAGATCTGGTTTAAGATGAAGATGTATCTCGAAGGCATGGACGTGTCACTGCCGCGCGACGATGCGTTGTATGCGGAGCTCGCGGCGCCGCGGTATCACTTTACCAGCGCGGGCAAGCTGCAAGTCGAGAGTAAGGACAGCATGAAGAAGCGCGGCGTTGCGTCGCCTGACAGGGCAGATGCGGTGGCGTTGTCGCTGGCGAATGACCACACGACCATGGCGTTTGGAACGAGCGCCGCGGGATCTTGGAATAAGCCACTGCGTCGTGGTTTGAGCGTTGTATAGGAGGATATGATGTCAGAGGAAGTGCAGAAGCGTTACACGATTGAGGAGTTTATCGGGATATACGATAATTTTTTTGACGAGAATTATATAGACGCTGTCATTGACTTCTTTGAGAAGTGCGACCGCGATGGCATTGCGCAGCCGTCGTCGGAGAATAAGCTGGATCGTGATATGGATGAGGTGTTTTTTAATGACCCCGCCCTTGTTCAGCGTATGCCGGATAATTTTGCGAGCTACTTTTACAAGATTTTGTGGGATGAGATGTATCCGCTGTATGTCGATAAGTTTAATATATTAAAGCAACCACGCATGACGGCGATGCTGGTTAAGATGAAGCGCGTTAAGCCCAGCGGCGGGTTTCATTCATGGCACTGTGAGGGGTTTGAGCCGGTGCCTCAGAGGCAGCTTGTGGTGCAGCTTTATCTGAATGACGTGGACGAGGGTGGTGAGACTGAGTTTTTGTATCAGTCCAAACGCATAAAGCCAAAGAGGAACAGAGCCCTCATTTGGCCGGCTGACTGGACGTATACGCACCGCGGTAATCCTCCGTTGGGGAAGCAAGCCAAGTACATATTGACGACTTGGCTTACCGAGGTGCCGAATTAGGCTGCGCGCCAATACCCGTAAATCATTTTGCCGGTGCTATCCCAGCTATCATGCACGACGCCGTCGATGATGGCCGCGTAGTGGCGCGCCATGCGCGCGATGACTTTGCCCTCTGGCATGTCGCCGCACCGCGCCTTGCGCCCGTTGAGCTTTGGCGCTGGGTGCCATACCCATCCGTAGAGCGCGAGCACTGTTTCAAAGTCATCTTTGTAGATGCCTTTGCGCGCGGTCTTTTGACCCGTGCGTGCGCGATGCGCTCTGGCGAGTTCATCGTATGCCTGCTTGTATGGGATCTCCAGCGCGATGGCCATCGCCCGTGCGGCGCAGTCTCCCGCGGTGCCTTTGTAACCTGCGTCCTTGCGTCCGCCGTCGTTGTAGATGAAAGTTGCTGTAGTCATACTGCCCTCCAAGGCGCTGTGGGGGGCCGAAGCCCCCTGTTGATTATTTGATTTTGACAAGTGTTCTGGCGTGAAGGCATTGGATGTTGTAGCCGCCAGCAAGAATGGTGCGGATCGTTACCTTATTACCGGCGACTTCAAAGTACCCCTCAAGCCCATCTGAGTATTCGACCAGATCAAACTCTGGAATTTCTGACACGCCCTTTTTCTCTAATGCTTTTATGATTTGCGCATTGCGGCGGTCAATTTTGCTTTGCGTGTTCTTGATGATCTTTTTTACAGCGTCAGCCCATGAGCAGTAGAGTATGGTATCCATCAACCCGCGTGACCCAAAATAATCAAGTTGCCAATTGAACATCGCGGCATAGCGATTTCTTGGGTTCATTTTTCCTTCAGTGATCCACTCTTTGATTTGCGCTTCTTTTTCAGCGCGAGCGGTAGAGTAGTTAGCTTTTTTTTCGGATGCAAAGTCGATAGCGGCTGTCTGCATTCTTTGATCCAAGTCAGCAAAAGCGTTGTTGAGTTGTTCGATCATTTCTTTCTCCTTCTGTTATATTGTTAACATAGTGTTAACAGATACAGATTGCAACCCCTAAAACGAAAAAAGTTTGCGAAAAACGAAAAAAGTTTGCGAAAAAGTCCACTTAGTTTTTCGCAAACTCTGTGGTACTCTTTTTTCAGCGGCGTTCCTCCCCATGGCCGCAGACGGCGTGTTTTCCTTCACGTCTCCCCCGCGCGGGTATGCTCGACGCCCGCGCGGGGTTTATTTTGCGCGAAATTCCTGTATTATGTGTGTGAGTTGCACAAGGAGACGACATATGCCTATGGTTGCGGGGAAGCATTACGCATACACGAAAAAAGGGAAGGCAGCGGCCAAGAAGGCAGCGGCAAAAAGTGGCAAAAAGGTGCAATATGGCACCACCACCAAGCGCCGCATGAAAAAGAAATAATGTGGACCGCGGTCCTGATGCTTTGCAATACCTCCGCGCAATGCTTTGCATTTGGCGGTCCGGTGTTGCCGAGCGAGGACCAATGCGTTGCCAGCATACGCGCGGGGTTTGATTACGCGATACAGATATTTCCAGCTTACACGCCTGTCGATTGGCAGTGCATAAGCTGGGACGAAGAGGCATAGATGGCGGCGACGAAAAAGAAGACGAGCGGACCCAAGCCAAAGAACCCTGCGCTCTACGCGCGTGTGAAGGCGGCGGCAAAGAAGAAGTTTGACGTGTACCCCAGCGCGTATGCAAATGCGTGGCTTGTGCGCGAGTATAAGAAGCGCGGTGGCACGTATGGCTAAGACGCGCGGCGGATTGACGAAGTGGTTCAAGGAAGACTGGCGAGATGTTAAAACGGGTAAAAAGTGCGGTCGATCTGGGCCTAAAGACAAGCGCAAGTCTTATCCGGCTTGCCGTCCTAAAAGCCAAGCGAGTAGTGAGACAGCTAAAAAAATGGCTAAAAAGAAAACTGGGCCGGCAAGAATAAGTTGGAAACCGAAAAAAGATGGCAGAAAAAAAGCGTAAACGCAAATCTGGTCCAAGCCTGTCAGTGGGCCGCGGCGAGAAGCTATCCGTTAAGCAGGGCGGAGGATTGACCGCGAAGGGCAGGGCGAAGTACAACCGCGCGACTGGTTCAAATTTAAAGGCGCCCGCGCCAAACCCGAAGACCAAGAAGGACGCGGCGCGTAAGAAGTCTTTCTGTGCACGCTCCAGCGGATGGACGGGCGAGCGCGGCAAGGCGGCACGTAGAAGATGGAAGTGTTAGATGGGTAAGGTAGAGCAGGCAATACGTGGCGCAGGCAGCTTATTAGACTTTGTCATCAAAGGGTCCGACTATTTTACGCCGCCGCGAGCCGGCACCAGTCGTGCGAAAGACCCTGCGCTCTATAGCCCGTTTTCCATGGTTAAGCATAAAAACGCCCCTTATAATTATGTTGTGAAGGGGCAGCAATTATCAGACCAGCTTATACCGCCTTCAGTGATTGATCCCGCAAGTCTTCTTGGAAAGACGATGTCTTTTGCGACAGGCGACCGTACATCTAATCAGCGTATGATTGACGAAGTGAACGAGTATATTTTAAGAAATCGCCCGCTTACCTTCGGGGGTCCAGAATATATGGATCAGATCATGCGTGGCGCATGGGCATCGGAAAAGAACCCCATGAAAGCCAAGGCGAATGCGTTGAAGGGAGCTTCTGATCTCGACAATATACTTGCTTATATGCCAATGAGTGAAAGATCCGGCGACTTTTCGCGCCATATGGCGGAAGTGTACGGAGATATGCTTTCGTCCAGTGGAAATTTAAACAACTTTAGGGCTAACGCCAAAAAAATTGACCAAGTTTTGCGTGATCGTTTTCCAAGTGTTAAAAACATGCCAAGCATCGCAGACCCGACGTTCCCTGACTGGCTTGCAAATCAAAAGGGCGGACGGCGCGCTCAGTTTATAAAGTTTTTCGACAGTAATCAGATGCGCGAGCTTGGCGTCCCTGACGTGGCCTCAGCGCGCTTTGCGGTGACAAATCCTGACTTGATGCTTTCAGACACTGCAAGCGTAGGATACAGGTTCGCAACGCCCAAAAAGGGCGCCGACATTGTCATCTCAGACGATCACCCGTCATACAACGCACTTTTACCCCGCGAGGAGGGTTCAAAGTCAATGACATTTGGCTTTGAAGTGCCATATACAATCGGCGCCCGTGACACGGCGTTACCTAAAGCGGCAAAGACTGGAACAATCTTAGCCCAGCCAAAAGACGTCAAGTCGTATATGGGCAACCCAAATTTACGTCAATTCATCGACCAGCAATTTGTGGACGAAGTAAGCACATATGGCGACTACCTCAAGCGTCACGGTAAAAAACGTGCCGACGAGTATGCAACAAGCCTTTTAAGACGTTTTATGAGTTCGCAATGAGATCCTTAATTTCCTCAATCGTATCATCGATCATCTCTTGGATCTCTTCGGGTAGATCCTCTGGGCTCGTCCAGAGCATCATTACCGTCGCTTCGATACTGCGGCGAATTTGTTCCAGTTCCTCGTTCATCTTTTCCTCCAAATCGTGTTATAATCCACGACGTTAACATAGGACTAACATCTTGGCAACCCTAGACCCATACTGGCGCACGCAGCAATCTGAACGGCAAGCTCAGCTTAATCAAGCTGACTTGGACGCGTGGAACGCGATGCAAGTCGAAGAAGGCCTGCGAGAGCTTGATGAATGGAGACGCCAGCGTCAGGGAACGATTGAAGCCGCGCCGCCTCCGAGCTTTACCGAGAAGGTGCGTCGCGGGTTTACAAGCCTTCTGGACACGGCTGGCATGTCTCCCTACATGGCGCGCCGCACCAGCGAAGGCATATTTGGCCGTCCGTTTGCACGTCCTCAGTCTGAGCTTGGGCTTATTGAGGAAATGGGCTTAGCCGGAATACTTCCGCACAGTGCGGCGGCTCTCGCCGGCGGAGAAGCCCTTACATCCGCCGCCCGCGGTGAACGCGGCGCGGCATTAGGATATGCCGGTTTAGGGCTTCTAGAGGCCTCTGGCGCTAAAGGTGCGTCAAAATACATTAATGCGGGCAAGCCAGATATATTGGGCTATTTAAAATCGCGTAACGAAACCCTTGACGTCAATCCGGCGGCGTTGTTGCCACGTCGCTCCAGCGAAGACATCTCGTATGAAGACGCTTATCACTATATGAAGAGCAACGAGATGATAGGCGAT